GAACTTTATCAATGATATGGATAAAATATTTGAGTTTGGTGGTGATTATGGAATCTATGTTCCTGAAGTCAAGTATTTGTCGCCAGAGCCTTTGGTAGACTATAAAAACTTAGCATTAGTAGATTATCCAAATGTACATTTTGTAGGAGACGCTTTATCAGCTCGTGGTATTACTGTGAGTGGAGCTCAAGGAATTTATGTAGCAGAAGATTTGCTTTCTTAAAACTTTAGTCGTATATTTACACAAAATAAAAATTATGGGAATAGATCAAACGTTACAAGTTAAAAAGTACACCTCAACAGACGGAGTAGTACGCTACATGAAAGATGGTAAATTACACAACTGGGAAGGCCCAGCAGTAGTTCACCCAGATGGGAAAGAGGAATATTTCATTAACGGTTTTGAGCATACTAAAGACGATTGGAAAAAAGCAAAGAAAAGTGGAGACGGATTACCTTGGTATAAATCTAGCGTAGCTAAAGCACGATTTTAATTTTTTCTGATATTTATTATCATGATTAAATTAACCAATTTACTACAAGAAATCTCAGTAGTTCCGTCCGCTGTTGAAAATGCAAAATTATTTGTAATAATATCCCCAATGGATGGACGAATAATAGAATATTCTTTTGATATCTCTCCCGCAAATCAAGAAAAATTAAAACAAAAACATTCTCTTCCTGAAGAAACTAGTTTTTGGTACGGAGTAATGACCGTAAAAGAATTACTAGGCAATAAATTAAAATCAGCCTATGATGATTACAATGAAAATTGGTAATTTTAAAAATTTTTTAAATTAGGCTTGCAAATGCAAGCCTTTTTTATTATATTACAAATATGAAAATAGGTTTTATTCTTCCTGGAAGAGAATTCTCAGAAAAATTTTTAAACAGTTGGACAAATACATTAAAATTAATTCCTAAAGAATGGGATTGGTTTCATGTTACTGGTTATGTTCCAAATGTATTCTATAATAGACAAGCGTTACTTGATCGAGCTAAAATGCTAAGACCAACCCACTATATGTGGATTGATAGTGACCAAGTGTTCAACTTTCAGATGCTTGAAAAATTAATAAACCATAACCTACCTATAGTCTCAGGAATATATAAAAAAACACCCGATATATTTGCATGTTGTGGATTAGATGGTCGAACACTAACTATCAATGATATTGAAGGTCAAACAGATTTAATTGAAGTTAAAGCAAACGGAATGGGTTTTATGTTAGTTAAACGTGAAGTACTTGACTATATAATAGATCCATTCGAACCTATTGATCCTGATCAATGGGAGGATTTTACTTTCCAAGAAAAAGCTAGGCAAAAAGGATTTAAGTCATATATTGATCCTACAATAATTGTAGGACACGAAAAGAAAATTGTATTATGAAAATAGGATTATGTGGAACAATGAGTGTAGGCAAGTCTACATTAGTTCATGCTTTAAAAGAATTACCTGAATTTAAGGATTATTATTTTGCTACTGAGCGTAGTAAATACTTACGTGATCTAGGTATTCCATTAAATACTGATAGCACATTAAAAGGTCAAACAATATTCTTAGCTGAACGTTGTTCTGAGTTAATGAGAGAAAATGTTATTACTGATAGAACAATTATTGATGTGATGGCTTTTACTCATTGTGCCAAATCTATTGATAAAGTAGATAAAGAAGAATTTATTAGATATGCTTCAATGTTTCTTAAAGAATATGATTATATATTCTATGTTTCTCCCATTGGAGTAGAAATTGAAGATAATGGAGTTAGAACAACTGATGCTGAGTATCGTAAATTAATAGACCATACTATTAAATATATAGCTAAAGAAAATCTAGATAACTTCAAAAACTTCGGAATCATCTCAGGTACTACCGAGCAGAGAATCGAACAAGTTAAATTTTATTTGGGTTTTTAATATTTATACTTAAAATGTATATATGAAACGCTCAGAACTAAAAAAACAAATAGAAGAAATTATTACTGAACTATTAAATGAGGATACAATAGATGTATCTAATCCTAGTTCTTTAACACCACAACAAAAACAAGCTGCTATTAATACTGCTCGAACTAAAACCAAAAACCCAAAATTAGGCACCCCAGAAAATCCGGTTGATTTCGTATAATATTAATAAATAGTTATGTCTCAAGATATAAAACAAATAATCCGAGAGGAATATCTTAAATGCGCTCAAGACCCAGCGCATTTTATGAAGAAATACTGCCACATTCAACATCCGCAGCGTGGTCGGATTATTTTTAATTTATATCCATTTCAAGAAAAAGTATTACATTTATGGAAAGATAACCCATATGATATAATCCTTAAATCAAGACAGTTAGGTATATCTACTCTAGTAGCAGGTTACTCTTTATGGCTAATGTTATTCCATAAAGATAAAAACATTTTATGTATAGCTACTAAACAGGAAACAGCCAAAAACATGGTAACGAAAGTTAAATTCATGTTTGAAAACTTACCTTCCTGGTTAAAAATACCTGCTGAAGAAAATAATAAACTAACATTACGATTAAGTAATGGATCACAAGTTAAAGCAGTATCAGCCGCAAGTGATGCAGGTCGATCCGAAGCAGTATCTCTTCTTATTATAGATGAGGCAGCGTTCATTGATGGTATTGGTGAAATATGGGCATCTGCCCAACAAACCCTAGCAACGGGTGGAGGAGCAATTGTATTATCTACTCCATATGGTACAGGTAACTGGTTCCATCAAACGTGGGTTAAAGCAGAAGCAGGTGAAAACCAATTCTTACCTATTAAATTACCATGGTATGTTCACCCTGAACGGGATGAAAACTGGAGAAAACGACAAGATGAGTTGCTAGGCGACCCAAGAATGGCAGCTCAAGAATGTGACTGTGACTTTAACACATCTGGAGACGTAGTATTCTATCCTGAATATCTAGATTTTATTACACAAACATACGTTAAAGACCCATTAGAAAGACGAGGAGTTGACCATAACTTATGGATATGGGAACCAGCAGATTACACTAGAACATATATGGTAGTTGGTGATGTTGCTCGAGGAGACAGTAAAGACTTCTCAGCATTCCATATTATAGATGTTGAAACTAACACTCAAGTAGGTGAATATAAAGGACAATTATCACCAAAAGAATTTGGTTATTTATTAGTAGCTATTGCAACTGAATATAATGAAGCATTGTTAGTAGTTGAAAACAATAATATTGGTTGGGCTACATTAGATGCAATTCAAGAAAGAGGATATAGGAACTTATATTATTCTCCTAAAACGGAAACGGTAAATGCAGAGTCGTATTTAGAAAAATTAGATGATCCATCTAAATTAGTACCTGGCTTTACTATGAACTTAAGAACAAGACCCCTTGTCATTAATAAATTTCGTGAGTATATTGGGGATAAGAGTGTTATTATCCAATCTAAACGTTTAGTAGAAGAAATGAAAGTATTCGTTTGGAAAAATGGTAAAGCAGAAGCGCAATCAGGATATAATGACGATTTAGTTATGAGTTTTGGAACAGCAATGTACATACGAGATACCGCTTTAAAATTTAAATCACAAGGAATGGATTTAACTAGAGCAATGTTAAGTAATATAGCAGTTAATAAACCTAGCTTCAACGGAGCATACTCTCCAAATCAATATAATAACCCATATCAAATAAATTATGGTCACGGACAAGAGGACATTAGTTGGTTACTATAATATTTATTGATATAATTTAACATAAAATGGCAGATACTAGTATATTTTCAAGGCTACAACGATTATTCGCAACAGATGTAATCATTCGTAATGCTGGTGGGAATAATTTAAAAGTAATGGATGTTAACAGCATCCAAATGACTGGAGAATATCAAACAAACTCTTTAGTAGACAGATATAATCGCATATACTCAAGTAATAGTACTTCACTATACGGAGCCCAATTAAATATTAACTGGAAGTATCTTCGCACCCAAATTTACTCAGATTATGACTCCATGGACACAGATGCTATTATCGCATCTGCTTTAGATATAATCGCAGACGAATGTACTCTTAAGAACGATATGGGAGAAGTACTTCAAATTAAAAGTAGCGACGAAGATACACAAAAGATCTTATATAACTTATTCTACGATGTATTAAACATTGAGTTTAATTTATGGTCTTGGATTCGCCAAATGTGTAAATATGGAGATTTTTTCTTAAAATTAGAAATTGCAGAAAAATTTGGTGTATATAATGTTATCCCATATACCGCTTACCATATTGAAAGACAAGAAAACTACGATATTAAAAAACCAGCCGAAGTAAGATTTGCTTTCTCACCAGATGGCTATGCTGGTGGCTCAGGCTACTATGGTTTAGGTGGTAAAGATAATTATGCTACTCAAAAGAATGATAAAAACATATACTTTGACAACTATGAGATGGCTCACTTCAGATTAATTACTGATGTGAACTATCTTCCATATGGTAGATCATATCTTGAGCCTGCTCGTAAATTATTTAAACAATATATCTTGATGGAAGATGCTATGTTGATCCATCGTATTGTTCGCGCCCCAGAAAAACGTATTTTCTATATTAATGTTGGTTCTATTCCACCAAATGAAGTAGAAAACTTCATGCAAAAGACTATCAATACAATGAAGAAAACTCCATTTATTGATCCTCAAACTGGTGAATATAATATGAAATATAATCAACAAAACATATTAGAAGATTTTTATATCCCGGTAAGAGGTAATGATAGTGCTACTAAGATTGAACCTACTAAAGGTATGGATTATACAGCAATTGAAGACGTAGTTTATTTAAGAGATAAATTATTCGCTGCTTTAAAAGTACCTAAAGCATTTATGGGTTATGAAAAAGACTTAACCGGTAAAGCAACATTAGCAGCTGAAGATATTCGTTTTGCTCGCACAATTGATCGTATTCAAAGAATTATCATATCAGAATTATATAAAATTGCTTTAGTTCACTTGTATACTCAAGGATATAAAAACGAACAGTTAACTAATTTTGAATTATCATTAACTACACCTTCTATCATTTATGATCAAGAAAGAATTGCGTTAATGAAAGAAAAGGTAGATCTAGCTCGCCAGATGATAGAAACTAAATTACTACCTACTGATTGGATCTATGATAATATCTTCCATCTAAGTGAAGACCAATATGATGAATACAGAGATTTAATTGCAGAAGACCAAAAACGTACTTTCAGATTAAAACAAATTGAAAATGAAGGCAACGACCCATTAGAATCAGGTAAATCATATGGGACACCACATGATTTAGCAGCACTATACGGTGCTAGTAGAAATGGAGGATTACCCACAGGGTATGATGAGGATTTAACTTTAGGTCGTCCAAAAGAAAAAACAACTAATATCGGTACTCAAGAAAATCCATTTGGTAAAGATAGATTGGGGGCAACAGGTATGAAGAAAGGCGATAATAGTGGTGAAGATAAATCTATTAAAAATAATTTTAAAGGTGGATCACCATTAGCGCTAGAAACACTTCAAAATAAAACTTTACTTGAAGGTTTAGAAAAGAAAATCTCATTAAAGAAAGAAGAGTCTTCATTATTAGATGAGTCCCAAATACGAGAATAACATTTTTATACATATTTATAATTAAAAATATATTAATAGAATGACTATTAAACATTCAAAGTACAAAAATACTGGGATTCTCTTTGAATTGCTTGTAAGACAAATCACAGCTGATACTTTATCAGGTGTTGAGTCAAAAGCATCTAGTATCCTAAAAAAGTACTTTACTAAAACAGAGTTAGGAAGAGAGTATAAATTATACGAAAGTTTCTTTAAAAATGTAAATGTTAGTGAAGCGAAAGCAGACATGGTAATTAATACTATAGTTGAAAGTGCTAAACATTTAAATAAATCAATTTTAAAAAGACAAAAATATAATTTAGTAAACGAAATTAAAAATCACTATAATGTAGATGATTTCTTTAAAATGAAATTACCTAATTATAAAGCACAAGCGGCCTTATACTCACTTATAGAAATATACAGCAGTGAAGGTAATCTTAACCCACATCCTATTATTGAAAATAAAACCGTATTATTAGAGTTTTTAACTAAATCTAATATTGATAAGCAAGAAATTGAAAACAATGTTTTAGAAGAATTTAAACAACAAGATAAGGATATACAGGTATTAGCATATAAAATGTTATTAGAAAAATTTAATAGTAAATATGCTAACTTAAATTTAAATCAAAAATTAGTACTAAAAGAATTTATCAATAGTGTTGATAGTAACCCTAAATTAAAAGAGTTTTACAACACTAAGGTAACAGAAATTAAGAATCATTTATCTACACTTAGTAAGTCTGTTACTGATAAAGCTATTCAAATTAAAATTAATGAGGTTATTAATATTTTACCTATATTAGGTAAAAATGATAAACCAAATGATGATAATTTAGTAAACTTGTTGCAATATTATCAATTAGTTGAAGAATTAGAAGCTGTAGCAAAATGAAAAAAATAGATAAAATAAAAGAGTCTATTAAGAAAAAAATAAAAGAAATGAGTGCTACGGGTACGGGTGCTTCATTCACACCAGGAACTGGTGAAAACTATGCTACGCCGGTAGCAGGTAAAGCTCCTATATATTATTATAAACTAGGCTTTAAACCTGTTAAAACTACAAAACCTAAATCTTTTGATAAAAAGCAATTGTGGGAAGAAGAACAATCTTCGTTTGACATAGAATCATATATAGCTACTTTACCTACTGACAACGAGGAAATAAAAAAATATATAGCAGGTCGTTTAGGTGATTATAATAACTTATCCGATAAACTAAAAGAACTTATCCAATTGATAGGAGATGCTAAAAAAGAAACCATAAATACTTACAAAGAAAACCCACAATTTAAAGCTATTTATGGAACAGATTTAGCAGCATCATTACTAGACGACGTAATAGAATTATTTAAACAATAAAACATGGAAAAAACACTTCAAGCACAATATAACCTTATTAAAGAAGGTAAAGGGGATAAAGCATACTTCTTAAAATCAGCATATCGCTTATTCCCAGATATGGTATCTCAAGTTAACTCATTTTCTGATACTGTAACTATCCTTAAAAATAGAGGAGTTATTAGTGAGGGTATTGGTGGATTAGTCACTACAGGTAAAAAACAAGATTGGCATGCTATCTTTAATGAGAACATGGCTGCTCTTAAAGAAGAAGAAAAAATTAAACCTGAAGATTTAAAAATAGGCAAGACATATAAATATTCTGGTAAAATTACTTTGGGTCCCAGAACGGGAGAGAAAATTACAGGTGAATTAAAATTTAAAGAAAAAATTCATGATGATATGTTTCGTTTTATTTGGACAAAAGTTGATCACCCAAGTGCCCCAGATGCTAAAGTCGGTGGATCTTTTATGGCTTCTACAAATGGTTTACAATATCTAACAGAACCAGCAGAAGTTGATGATGATAAAAAATATGATGAAATGATTAAGCGCCATGAAGAAGAACAAGACGCTAAACATACTTTACCTAACATAGGTAAACTTAAAGAAGGTAAAGAAGTTAAAGCTGAAGAAAAAGAAACTACTAAAGAAGTTACAGACATGGCTACTCGTGGATATGATTATAAAGACGAGAAGAATTATGATAACGTATTCGGTGAAGAATTTTTAAAAGGATATTACACTGAGATGAAGGATCCTAAAAATGCTGATAAAGATGTAGAAGAATTAAGAGCAATTGTAGCTAAAAACTTAGCTAAAGACATTAGTCATTATGTTAAAGATGGTCAATTCGGAGTTAAAGGATTAGGATACACAACTGAAGCACCGGGTTTAGGTGAACCAAAAGAAGCTAAAGGCAAATTTAAATCATCAGGATATGGTGACTTAAAAGAATCAGTATTGCGTTCTCAAGTTTATTTATTAATTAAAGAAGTATTAAGTGAACTTGAGCAAGACCCTAAAGCATATGCTGACGAAGAAGAATTTGAAAATAAAGTAATTGCTAAGTTAAAAGGAGACTTGCGTACTAAAACTCGTCATAATATGACTACCGGTGGTGAACCAGACATGGATTTAGTTCACCAATATAATGATGCTATTAAGTTTGTTAATCAAAACATACAATACATCACTGACATGTTCTTCAGACATAATAAACCAGAAGGAGGAGTAGATGATGCAGTTAAATATGCTTTATCTAGTATTGATTCAAATCCAATCCATGAGGCTAAAAAGAAACCATCAGCAGGTTTAACTAAAAAAGAAAAATCTGCTGTATCTAAAAAAGCACACGCTGGTAAAGATATTGGTAAAAAAGGAAAAGGATTTGAAAAGGTAGCTAAAGCAGCTGAAAAACAATATGGCTCAGAAGAAGCGGGTAAAAAAGTAGCGGCAGCAGCAATGTGGAAAGGTTTAGCTAAAGGTAAAAAATGATTAAACTAGTTAATTTATTGCTCGAAGACCAAAAGGTCAGCACTGATCACTATCAGCAGATACTTGATCAGAGCAATGGATTGTCTGCTTCTGATAAGAAATTTTTTCAATCTGTAATTAATTCTGTTAAAAAGAAAAACGGGATAGCTACATCTAAACAACTAGATGCTTTACAACGTTTAAAAACTGGAAATACTACTTATCACTCTAGATTAAAAGAGGAACGTCAAATTCGAGTTTATAACAAAGTAACAGATATGATACCTGGTTTAGAAGAATTCATGAGTAAATTAGATTCTAAATCAACTACTTGGAGAAAACAATTAGTTGATATATTTGAGAAATACGAAGGATATCAAAATATAGTTTTAGCACTAACTGAATTTGTTGGCTCTGTTAAAAAAGATTTATCATTACTAGAAGAATTTAGAGACGAAGTTAGGATTATTTTAAAAGAATATGAGCAAATAGAGAGTGAAAAAACATATTTAAGTCCTAAAGATGAAAAAGCGGTAGATGAGTTAGACGATTTATACTACAAATTAGGCGAAATAGAAAACCAGTTAGAAGAATATATAGAAGAATTAGAAAAAATAATTGAAAGCTACGAAGTATTAGAAGATACCGTGCGACGAGTAGTTAAATTTAATTTAAAATAATGAAACAAGTATTAATTGAAACCCAATATTTCACAGCTAAACCTTTAAAATTAGTTGAAGGTACTGTACCAACAAGTAATCCACTTGTAGAAGGTATCTTAGCTACTTGTGAGGTTAAGAATGGTAACGGTCGTTACTATTCAAGAGATTTATGGGAGCGTGAGATAGACAAATATATGGAAAACGTTCGCGCTAATAGAGCACTAGGCGAACTAGACCACCCAGATTCGTCTATTATCAATTTGAAAAATGTTTCACATAATATTAAGAAAATTTGGTGGGATAAAGACCATGTAATGGGAGCAATTGAAATATTACCTACACCATCCGGAAACATATTGGCAGCATTATTCCAAAATAATATACCAGTAGGTGTATCATCTCGTGGTATGGGCTCGTTAAAGCAAATGGGTGAGTTAATGGAAGTACAAGACGATTTTGAATTATTATGTTGGGATTTTGTCTCAACACCTTCCAACCCGGGCTCATATATGAAAGAAAGAGGTACAATGAATGAATCTAAAAATCCCCAACAACCAAACAAATACCAATCAGTAAACTCTATCATCACAGATATACTTTGTGCTAATGGAACCTGCCCAATATTTTAATTATGAAAAAATCAGATTTATTACGCATTATTAAAGAGGAAATTACTAAAGTTTTAACAGAAGAGAATATCCATTGGAGCGCTATTAACTTTAAAAAAGAAAAAGCAGAAGGAAATACACCATCATGGGCCCAAAAGAAAGAAGGAGAAACAGTTAGTCAAGCTAAAGAAAGAATGAAATCCGAACTTAAAATGAAATATGGTAATTGGATGGATAAATATCTTAATAAAAAAGATATGGACGACGCTCATTCTACTTTTAAAACTGACCCAGAATTCAGTAAAATAGATCAGAATCTTAGAAATACAATAATGAACTCTTTAGCTAGATTCTTTTATTACTCATCTAATCTTCAAGAAATTTCAATTAAGATTAATAGACCTGAATTTTTAGAATTCCTTGATAGAGTATCTTTACCATCTATAACTTACACACGCGAAAACCCAGATGAATATTTTATATCATATGCTCAATTTGAAGATGGAGAGGAATTAACTGAAGAAGAATTAGGTGAATTAGGAGATGCTCTTGGTAGATTAGATAAAAGAAATCCAATGCATAAACCATACATAGACATATTGAATAAACATAATATACCGTTTTAACCCCTCCTAGAATAGTATTTTAGGATCGATGCCTCGCAAAAGCGAGGCATTTCTTTTTTATAAAACGCGACCTTACATATCTCTATATATATGTATGTTCAAATATGCTACCTTCTATGTAGCATTTACTAATAATAAAATCTATTACGTTTCTAATAAACGTATTTCCAAAACAAATTTAATTGAGGACAAAATGAACAGAGAAATGCTCAAAGAAGCAATCGCTGAAGCTAAAACTATTAAAGAAACAGCTATCGCGAGTGCAAAAGCTGCTCTTGAAGAGGCGTTCACTCCACAACTTACAGCTATGTTTGCTGAAAAGTTAAACGAGATGGATGAAATGGATGGAGTAGAAGAAACTTATGACAGCATGGAAGAAGGAGACTTAAGTCTCGAAGAAATCCTAGCTGAGTTAGGCGTTACTGAGGAAGAGGGAATGATGGCTGAAGAAGACACAATGATGACAGAAGGTGACGAAGACCTTATGTTAGAAGAAATGTCAGACGAAGACATCGAAGAACTCGTAACTCAAGTAATCGACGACATGATCGCATCTGGTAAGTTAATGGCAGGTGAAGAGTCAGATATGGACGACATGGATGACATGGACATGGATGATATGGACATGGATGTAGACATAGAAGACATGGATGATGAAAACATGGATAAAGAAGAAATCGATATCAAAGACACAGAAATCGACGAACTTTTAGCCGAAATTTTAGGTAAAGAAGAGGATTTAGAAGAAGGTAAAAAGCACAAAAATCTTAAAAAAGATGATGAAGATGAAGAGTTAAAAGAAGCTTATAAAGCAATTGCTGAATTAAGAGCTGAACTTAACGAAGTAAATCTTTTAAATGCTAAATTACTTTACACTAATAAGATCTTTAAAGCTAAAAATCTTACCGAATCAGAAAAAGTAAAGGTTTTAAACACATTTGACAAAGCAGAAACTGTTAAAGAAGTAAAACTAGTATTCGAAACATTGACTGAATCTTTCAAAGCCACTACAGCTAAAAAGAATCCAATTAAAGAATCATTAGGTGGTGCTTCTAAAACAATAGCCGCTGCTCCAAAACAAGAACAAATTATTGAAGTAAACGATGCATTTGCTCGTATGCAAAGATTAGCAGGTTTACGTAAGTAAAAAATTAAAATTAACAAAAACCAAAAAAACTCAAAAAATGAACACAATTCAATCATTAGTAGAGTCCGCTAACCCATGGAAGTCATT